TTATGAAGCAGCTGTGGAGTTGTTTACATTTCTATGCAAGGAATACAGCCTTGACCCGACTGCTGATGGAGTGATCATCAGTCATGCAGAAGGTTACAAACGTGGTATCGCCAGCAATCACGGTGACCCGGAACATCTCTGGAAGCAGCTGAACACCGGCTACACAATGGATGGTTTCCGACAGGCAGTCAAAGCTGCTATGGGAACCGAGACTGCGCAGCCGGAAAGCGACACTGCCAGCTATCCTGAAAAGCTGACCTCTGGTTATTACCGTGTGCGTAAAACTTGGAAGGACAGCAAGTCCCAGCTGGGCGCTTACCGTGTTCTGGCCAACGCAAAGGCAAAGGCCGATGAAAACACAGGCTATTCCGTTTTCGACAATGACGGGAATGTGGTCTACGCTCCTTCTGCTGCCAAGACGGAAGTAAAAACCGAGACTGCTACATTTGAACCTTACCGTGTCCGCATCGGCATCGCCAATCTGAACATCCGTAAAGGTCCCGGTACCAACTACAACAAAACCGGCCTGTTCACCGGAGTTGGTGTATTCACCATCGTTGCGGAATCGGATGGCGAAGGTGCTACCAAATGGGGCAAGCTGAAATCCGGCTCTGGCTGGATTTCCTTAGATTACTGTACAATTTTATAATCATCTTTATCTGGCCCGAAGGCACTCTATCTGTGAGTCTCTTCGGGCCTTTTCTTTTTATCCGCTCATTTTTAAATTTCTTCTCCAGTGGGAAAGTGAAGGCATAGCTTTCAGACTGGAGGCCATTATGAATATAAACGAAAACAAGTCTGTACTTAAAACTACAGATATTGCATCTCTCTTAAAACTAAATCCCACACCTATTTCAGACATAGAATTGCAACGCGATTATGATTACTTCCGTGCACAGGAAGTCGCAAAATCAATGCTGGATTCTGGACTTATTTCCTTGTTGGAATTCAACAAATTAACACTTCTTAATCGGCAAACATTCTCCCCATTATATGTAGAGATTATGCCTGAAATCACTTGATAAATACAGCTTTTAGAGTGATGTATATACACTGACAAAGGAGGTGAACTATCATGAAGAAGATTACAAAAATCGATAGATTGCAGAACACGCCAAGAAATAACAAGCATCTTCGTGTCGCAGCTTATTGTCGTGTTTCTACCAATAATGATGCACAGCTCGAAAGCTTGGAAGCACAGAAATCACACTACGAGAGATACATTTCTTCTCGTGATGATTGGCAGTTCGCCGGGTTGTATTTTGATGAAGGCATCACCGGCACAAAGAAAGATAAACGTCCAGAGCTTATGCGCCTGATGCAGGATTGTGCTTCAAAGAAGATAGATTTTGTCATCACTAAGTCTATTAGCCGATTCTCAAGAAATACAACGGACTGTTTGGAGCTTGTAAGAAAGCTTCAGGAGCTTGATATTCCAATCTACTTTGAAAAAGAGAATATCAACACAGGTTCTATGGAAAGCGAACTGTTCCTGACAATCCTTAGCTCAATGGCCGAAGGTGAATCCACTTCTATTTCTGAAAACAGCAAGTGGTCAATTAAGAAAAGATTCCAGAACGGAACCTTCAAACTTAGCTATGCACCTTACGGATATCGCTGGGACGGACGGACACTACGAATTCTTCCTGAACAGGCCGAGGTGGTAAAACGAATTTTCGCTGATGTTCTTTCCGGCAAGGGTACAGATGCTATAGCAAAGGCTCTTAACGATGAATGCGTACCAACCAAGCGAGGTGGCAAATGGACTTCAACAAGTGTAAGAGGCATTCTTTCTAACGAAAAATATACCGGCGATGTTATCTTCCAGAAAACCTATACGGATGATTCTTTTAACAGGCATACCAATAAGGGTGAGCTGGATATGTATTACATCGCAGACCACCATGAAGCCATTGTTAGCAAAGAAGATTTTGAAGCTGCCGGTATGGTGATTGCACAACGCGCAGCAGAAAAAGGTATTGAACATGGCAGTGAAAAATATCAACAGCGTTACGCATTTTCAGGGAAAATCATCTGCGGCGAATGTGGTGATAGCTTTAAAAGAAGAATTCACTCCAGCACCTATGAGAAATATGCAGCTTGGTGCTGCAACACTCATCTTGATGATAAATCAAAATGCTCCATGCTATTTCTAAGGGATGAAGACATAAAGGTAGCTTTTGTGACGGTTCTTAACAAACTAATCTACAGCCACAAGCTAGTCTTGAAACCTTATGCTGCCGCCCTTCAGAACAACTCCGGTGATGAAAATCTTATACGCATTCAGCATTTGGAACGCCTGCTGGAGCAGAATACTGAACAGCGTGAAACCTTAACAAGATTAATGGCTCAAGGTTATATCGACCAAGTTTTGTATAACAGTGAAACCAACGCTCTCCTTGCACAGGCCAATACCTATAGAGACGATATTGCTGTTATCAATTCTACGATGAGCGGAGACAGCTCTAGACTCTTTGAAGCAGAACGTCTACTTCACTTTGCAGAGCGTGGTTCAATGCTGGAAGAATACAGCGAAGATTATTTTGAAAGATTTGTAGACCACATTCATGTTTACTCCAGAAATGAAATTGGATTTGTCATGAAGTGTGGTCTTACCTTTAAGGAGATGATTTGATGGGACATACGCCACTTGGCTATCGTATCGAAAATGGTATAGCGGTTATTGATGAAGAAGCTGCTGCCCAAGTTCGACAGCTATACAAGAATTACCTTGGTGGACTTTCGCTTACGAATGCAGCCAAGAAAGCAGGAATCAACGTACTACACGCCGGTTCCAAGCGAATAATGCAGAATAAACACTATCTTGGTGATGACTTCTATCCGGCAATTATCGATATAGAGACCTTCATAGCTGCCGGAAGAGAAATAAAACTCAGGTCAGCAAAACTTGGTCGTAACGATAAATTCAAAGAATCACCTGCGAAGAAGGCCCCTATACTCTTCCGCTTCGGTGATATTAAAGAGTATTACGACAATCCTATAAAACAGGCTGAGTACTTATACAGCCTTATAGAAAGCGAGGTTATATAATGGGAAATGTTATGGTCATTCCTGCCAAGCGACAAATCGGAAATACCGGACGCAAGCAGGATGCAAAGCCAAAGCTCCGAGTCGCGGCGTACTGTAGAGTTAGTACTGACAGCGATGAGCAGGCAACAAGTTATGACGCTCAGGTCGAACACTACACTGAATATATTAAAAAGAACCCTGAATGGGAATTTGCCGGAATATATGCTGATGATGGTATTTCCGGTACCAACACCAAAAACAGAGAAGAATTCAACCGCATGATTGAAGATTGCGAAGCCGGCACAATAGACATGATTATCACAAAATCTATCAGCCGATTTGCCAGAAACACTTTAGACTGCCTTAAATACATCAGACAGCTCAAAGAAAAGAACATCCCTGTATTCTTCGAAAAAGAGTCCATCAACACAATGGATGCCAAGGGTGAAGTACTTCTTACCATTATGGCTTCACTGGCCCAGCAGGAATCACAGTCATTAAGCCAGAACGTAAAGCTTGGACTCCAGTTCCGTTATCAGAACGGTCAGGTGCAGGTTAACCACAACCGCTTCCTCGGCTACACAAAAGATGAAGACGGAAATCTTGTGATTGACCCAGAACAGGCTGAAGTTGTAAAGAGAATCTACCGTGAATACCTTGAAGGCTCTAGTATGNATAAGATTGCTGCAGGCCTTGAGGCAGACGGCATTTTAACCGGAGCAGGTAAACCAAAATGGCACACCAGCACCATTAACAAGATTCTCCGTAATGAGAAATACATCGGTGATGCACTTCTGCAGAAGACCTACACCACCGATTTTCTTAACAAGACCAGAGTGAAAAACACCGGTATCGTCCCACAGTATTACGTGGAAGGCAACCACGAAGCCATCATTCCAAAAGAAATCTACATGCGTGTTCAAGAAGAACTGGTGCGCAGACGAGTTGTTAAGACTAGCGCCAACGGAAAGAAACGCAGCTACAGCTGCAACCACTGCTTCTCGCAGATAGTTATTTGCGGTGAATGCGGAGAAATGTTTAGAAGAATTCACTGGAACAACCGTGGCTGCAAATCCATCGTCTGGCGCTGCATCAGCAAGCTAGAACCTACTGGCCTTGAGTGCCATGCCAGAACAGTCAACGAGCTTGACCTGCAGGAAATCGTACTCACTGCCTTGAACGAGCTACTTGGAGATAAATCAAAATATCAGAAACAGCTACAGCAAAACATTGCATCGGTCATTAGGGCTTCTGCAGCCATCACCACGGATGGTATTGATGAGAAGCTTATGGAGCTTCAACAGGAGCTTGTGAAAAAGGCCAACAACAAAGAAGCCTACGATGAGATTGCCGACCAGATTTTTGCACTCAGAGAAAAGCGCCAGCAATCTTCAATGGACACCGTACAGCGCGATGAACAGCTACAACGAATCACAGACTTGCAAGATTTCATCAAAGTCCAGTCTTCCGACCTTACAGTGTTTGATGAAGCACTTGTAAAACGCTGGCTTAAGCAAATCACCATATGGGATGACCATTGCACAGTTGAATTGAAATCCGGACTCAAGGTCGATGTAGAAAGATAACCCTAGATGCACGAAACCCTCCCAGCCATGATGGTTGAGAGGGTTGTTTTTATTATTCTTCTTTATTACCACCGCGTGGATACGGGTCTTTTTCCTTCCACCTAACACTGCCATCTTTATAATGGTAATGTTGTCCATGTCCTTTAACCATGTGTTCTTCAGGAGACGAGCGTTCCACTGAATTATAAGCATCTACTGTGTTAACTTCGTCACCATCACTATAATCATTAAAAGAGCCACTTCCACTTTTTGATGGTGTATAGCTGTAATCATCTGAACTACCATTACCAGAATTAGAGCGACCGCCGTTTGCTACTGCATCTGCAGCGGCTGCCAATCCAGCCACTCCCACAGCCTTAACTATTCCTGTTAGTACGGGATGACGGTTAGAAAAATCAACCACTGCTTTAAAGGCCTTTTTTACCGTATTTCCAAAACCTCCAGCTTGCTTGATATCAGGTTTTGGCGTATTTACCGGTTTTATAGTTTTTGTTTCTGCTTCTGGTTTTATTTTAGCTATTTCTTCTGTTTCTACCTTTTCTATCGGTTTTGTTATTGTTTCTTCTTTTTGCTCTACAGTTATGCTTGGCTTCATTATCGGCTCAGGTAATTGGATTACTTCACACGGAATAAATGGGCCATCACCAAAGTCAAATTTTTCTTTGGTTACGGGATTAAAATACCAGTTTGTTGGATTTCTCCAGTTTCCGTTATGAGCCTCTAAATGCTCAGCTCTTGTAAGGAACTGAATGTTTCCGGGGTCTCCTTGATATTCCGGATACATTTCAGCGCTCTTCATATGTTGGCCTTGAAATGCAACGCCATCGTCATCATAAGCTTTGCCTTTTTCAAGAATATCTTGCTGCTGTTTTGGAGTCCACTCTCTTGTTCCTTTACCTTCCTGAACAAGTTCTTGTTCTTTATTCCATGCAGCAAGTATCGCTTTATTAGATTCTGCTGTTCGTCTTGACATGGAATCAACCTCCTATGCCAAGCAAATCATACAGGTCATTCAAAAAAGCTATGAAATCATCATAGATTTCGTCATCTTCAATTCTTCCAGCTTCCTGATTGTAAATAGCGATTCTTTCACCATCTTTTTCACAGAGAATAGGGTCTCCTGATGCAAGAGCACCGATGACGATATAATCTTCACTTGGTCTGTCATTGTTATCTACATCAATTATTGGTTTATGCTCAATCCCATATAACTGAATGCCTGCTGGTAAGAAAAACTCCCCACCATCAGAAAACAACAACCATTCCTTGAATTTTGTCGGAAGCTCTATACTACACTCTTTCTCAAATTCTGATATCTTTTCTTCTGTGGTTTCTTCAAGGAAATTCATTTTCCCTTGTTCATTGAATTTGTCCACTATCAATTTTAATTCTTCGGAAATCATCTTTATCACGCTCCTTATTCATTCTTCTTATTTTGATAGAATCCCTAAGTAGTTAAACAATGTATTCAGTCGCTTAATTTCTTCATTATATATCGCTTCTTGGTCATTAAAGCTTTGTACTCCGAGTGTAGTAACAATATGCTGCTTGGTATCAGAAATCTTATCCGCTGAAAGCAAATGGTCTAATAATATTCTATAATCATGAAGAATATATAATGGTGACATCACTGACGCTATATCCATATTATCTACCGATAAAGAAAGTTTAACCAAAATCGCTTCTATCAGCTTAATGGACTGCCATGATGTGTATTTAGCGTTTCTTTCAGAAGAATCATAAAGTGCTTCATATAATTTTCTCATCTCGCCAACGTTAAACCCTTCAACAAGAATTTTATCGTAAGCGTTTATGACTTCTGCAACTGCAGTCTCAGTAAAAACAACCGGTCTTTTAACCTTTTTCTCATGTTCCAGACATTCATCAGTTAAGTGCGATAAATCGACTGAATGCTTTTTCTTTATATTTGAAATAAATGCTTTTTTGTTTATCAAGATTCTTTTTTCGATTATTGGCTCACTGAATATGCATTTCATTTGAGCTTGATAGAATTCGGAATCAATCAATAAATGGTCTGATGGAATATTAAATGGTTTCAATATGCCTTTAGTTTTATCATCCATATCGTCAATATCACCAAGCCACATTATCAACTTTCCATTAGTATTAAATCCAAATGGAATATTCCAGTCATACTGATACAACCCTGAAGAATCTTTTTTTGCAATATACCCATAGCTCTCTGAGAAAATTTCCACTTCATATTCTGGCATAGCTAAGAAAAACACTAAAGCTTCCTTCTCAAAATATACTGGGGTCAGGAAGCCTTCAACAGAATGCTCTTCATCGTAACACAAACCGAGAATATTGTAATAATCCCTATGGTCATATTCGTAATTCTGCTCAACACAATACTCAAATTTTTTCTTATATCCAGTAGGATGAAATTCACCAATAGTCTGGTTTTCCTTAACTGCAGTTCTATATGCGCCATCAATCATCTGTTTCGTATGTTCAGGCAAGAATTCATTTCCGCATTTTTTACAACGTAATACAAGAATAGGAGAAAAATGCAAAATCCTACCTTCGATAATACAAGTCAACTCAGTTTCAACAAGCTCACAACATCCATTACAGTTGTCGCACTCATCAAATCTATAAGTCTGATATTCTGTTATAAATTCATCGTATGAATCAAAGCAACATTCCACAACTACCACTCCTTCCATAACATCTAATCCACTGCCTGCTATATAGCCAACAGTTGAGTTGCCGGATTAGACAACATCTAAATCACTCACTCAAATTGAGTTTGCACCCTAGATAACATCTATCCTAGTGCCACAACCCACGACATCTAATCCACTGCCTAAACCCTCTGACTGTTTTTACAGTAGATATGTTTCAATATAAGAAATACGGACTTTCATGAGCTATTGCCTAATCTCAAAAAAGCCCGTAAATACGCCACTTTCTGGCACTTATTTATCTTTCCTTGACATCAATACCACCGTCTCAACATGGGCTGTATGCGCAAACATATCCACCGGCTGCACTTCCACCGTACTATAACCCAAGTCCTCAAATATCCTCAAATCCCTAG